TAATGTGTATCACGAATCCAAAAACCAAAGTTTCATAGGTCAAGTGGCAGTTGCACAAGTAGTTATGAATAGGGTACAGGATTCAAGATATCCAAACAACGTATGTGATGTCGTTAAACAGGGATTAACATACAAATGGAAACCTACACTACCTATCAAGAACAAATGTCAATTCAGTTGGTATTGTGATGGTAAGAGTGATAAACCAAGAGAACGTAAGGCATGGGAAAATGCTATGCACGTAGCAAATGGTGTATACAATGGACACCTAGATGATTTTGTTGAGGGTGCAACACATTACCATGCTTACTATGTCAACCCAAGTTGGGCAGAAACAAAGACTTATATAACTAGAATAGATGACCACATATTTTATAGGTGGGATGTAGAAAGGAGAACAAAATGAAAATCTATAAGTTAGTAAATGTACTAGGTGCAATAAGTGATACAGGAAAATTAGCTAGTGATATGTATGAGCTAGGTAAAAAAAGATACTACTCAAAAGCACATCAGCAAGAGATACCTATATCAGAAATGGACTTTCAACATATGGTTAGAGCATTCGTAAAACAAAATGACGAAGATGTTAGAACTGATACTCAAGAGGGCAAGGTTAAAGAGCTACAAGAGAGATGTAATGCCAAAGATGACATCATAAAAAGTTTACATGAAAAATTAAAGGCAAAGCCAAATGATACAATAGATAAACTTGATGATATCATTGAAGAGAAAGATGACATAATAAAAAAGTTGTCTAAAGAGAATGAGCATTATAAAAAAGCATACCATGATGCCATGCAATTTGGGGGTGCTAGGTATGTATTCTCTGAGATACCTAACAACGATTATGGTAAAAAGTTAACTAGAGGTATGAAAGTATTTCTTAACAACGATTCCTATACCATGCGAGTGCGAGGGCAACATATCAAGCCTGAGTTAAAAGGCACAGGTGCTACCTCTTGGGGGCAAAGCATAGAGCAATCTACACACCTAAGAGTTTACATAGATAAGAAATAGATATGAGTATGCACTTTGACAAAGCAAAAGACTTGATAACAGATTTAGGTTGGGAAATATCCAACCTGTCTGTTGAGGGTAAAAAAACATTAAGAGAGTTGTATAACATATTTGGTATTGGAGATTTTGATTATACAAAAAATGCAGATAGAATTATGAGGAGAAAGGATAATGCCTAATAAAAAATATCACGATTGGGTTTACATGGCTGATGACCAAATGAACAAAGTGTTGAAAACAGTAGTTATACTACTACACGTTTATGGACTTTGGATAGTATTAGTAGCATTGTGGGAGAAATACATATGAAAAATATTTATAAACTACTTTTAGTTATATCACTAATAACATTCAGTAACAAAGCTATGTCAGGGATGTGGAATGACAAGCCTGTTATGTGTGCAGAGAAACAAGAGGTCATGTACACAATACAGGAAAAGAAAGAGAGCTTAGTATTTAATGCAGTATCACTAACCAAAGTTAGGAGTAAGGAAGGGTTACAAAAAAGAATAGTAACATTACCTTTACAAATATATGTAAACCATGATACAAAAACCTATACAATATTGGAGTATCATGACGAACATAAAGTGTATTGTATAATTAGTTATGGTACAGACTTAGCTTTACTACAAAATTTATAGGAGCTAATATGAATAAAACAATACATAACACATGGCAATCTGTCATGAATCATGAACTTAATCCATTGCGACACATACCTGACTTGAACACTAGACACATGGTTATGCAAGTGTTAGCATGGATGTGGTGCATAGTTTTTTCTATGTATTTTGGTAGTATGTGGGTGTTTGGTATAACTGCAGTTGCTCACGTGTTTCTAATAGGTGCTATTGTTTTAACTGTAGCTACGTTTGAAACTGCAAAGAGAAAGCCTACATTCTTTTTGAAGAAAGGCTATCACACACCAAGCAGAAGTAGATATATGTATTACAATGGTAAAAGAATTAAGTATGACGATAACGACAAAGGTGGAGAACACGAATAGAAAGGAGAGAAAAATGTGGCATAGAATAACAGACTTTTTCAATATAGATTATCATAAAAAATTTGGAGAGGGTACAAAGTTTGACCTTGATTATGGTAAGCTACTGATAATAGCATTATGCATATACATAGCTATCAAGGTGTAGTTATGTATCCAAACAACAACGATGCAATGGTTATACTAATAATAAGTGCAATCGTAGTATTATTTTTTTCATGTTACATAGGAGTTTAAATAGTATGCCTGTTTATGATAAAGATGGAAATATAGATAAGTGGTGTTGGTATGATATCTTTTGGGATGACAAAAAGAAAAAGATAGACCACCCCAAGCGTTGGTTTCAAAATTTTTATGAGATATCAGACGAATGGGATTTACCTTGGTTTATAATGGGTAAAGTGTATTGGTTGCATGACTACCTAGATTGGAGAAAAATGCCTAGAGGTGTGTGTGATAAATATGCAACACCTTATAAGAAAAAATATATTCTTAAAACACAATATGATGAAGAGGGATTTGATTATGATGGCATTGGAGACTATGTCTATACTGCAAATAACTATCGTGAGTTTCATTCCTTAGAAAATATGTTAGAGAGTTTAAAGAAGAATATTCGATACGAAAATAAAATGAAACCCAAACTTGATACAGTAGAAGAGTTTTGTCAGGAGTTTGGATTTGAGGTCTATGAAAGGTTGTACTGATGGCAAAATTAACAGTTGAACAACTAGTGCATCATTACTATAAATCTAGTGATTACAGTATGTTAGCCTATAAAACTAAAGTAGATTATTCAAATTGTTTAGACATAATGTTGAACACAAAACTGAACAAGCATTCTATTTGTACAACTAAAGTAGATAAACTAACAGGTGCTATAGCTAGGCAGTCATATGAACTATGGCTAAAACGTGGCATTTCTATGGCAAATCACATTGTATCATCATCTAGGAAAGTATATTCTTTTGGCATGGAGATGGGTTATGCTGAATATAATCCATTCTCTACGTTTAAATGTAAAACTAACAAGCCTAGAAAGGTAATTTGGACAAGAGAACAGATAAAAAAACTACTTGACTTTTGTTATAGTGATTTTAGGTACAGGAGCATAGGTTTAATTGTACAAATGTCCTATGAGTGGTGTCAAAGAGTAGGAGACATGAGGTTACTCAAGTTTGAAAGCATAGATTTTAACAATGGTGTGCTAAATCTTGAGCAATCTAAACGAGGTGCAAGTGTCAGTCTTCCAATTAGTGAAGATTTATTTGAAATGTTGCAAGAACAAAAAAGAGATTATGATTTTCAAGAATATGTTGCACCTGTACCAAAGGCGATTAGAAGCTCATACAACCCCTATACTATTCACAGGCTATCCATAGTGGCTAGACAGGCAATCAAGCTCTGTGGACTGCCTGATGAGCTAAGAATCGCTGATTTAAGACGAACAGGTACTACAGAAATGGTTGAGGCAGGAGTTTCAATGGGTCAAATTATGTCAGTTACAGGTCATGCAAACCCACAGTCAGTAAAGCCTTACATGAAAAATACACTTGACTCTGCAAAAAATGCATTGACAACTCGAAAAAACTATGGTATAAGCATATTAAGTGCCACAGGGAAGTGATACATATATGAGTATATATACATATATAAATGATTTACATTTAAGTGTAGGAGAAAGTAAAAGATTAAACTGCCCACAATGTAATGGCTATAAAACTTTTAGTGTTACAAATAATATGGGCAATCTTTTGTGGAACTGTTACAAAGCATCCTGTAGATTGTCAGGGTCAAAGAGAATACACTTATCTGTAGATGATATTAAATCATCATTAGAATTAGTTAAACAACTAGATGATAAATTTACTATGCCTGAGTTTGTGGTACATCATGGTTATAGACGAGAGGTCATGGATTTCTGTGAGCTTTGGGAACTAGACTGTGATAAATTGAATCTACACTACGATATAAAAGATAAGAGGGTGGTGTTTCCTATCAAGGAGAATGGTGTGATTGTTGATGCTATAGGCAAGGCAGTTACACACAGACTTCCTAAGTGGAAAAGATATGGAAAAAATAACTTGCCTTTTCATTTTGGTTGTGGTAGTGTAGCAATCGTAGTTGAGGATTGCATTAGTGCTACTGTTGTAGGTAGTGATGTTTTTGTAGGGGTAGCTGTGTTGGGAACATCATTAAGCGAATCACACAGGCAGTATCTATCGCAATTCTCGACTGTGATTATAGCACTAGACCCTGATGCAATGCCCAAAACACTAGCCTTTGCAAAAGAACTGAGAGGTCATGTGCCTGACGTAAAAGTTTTAAGATTAAAAGATGATTTAAAATATAGGAATGAGGAAGATTTAAATAACTTATATATCCTAACCCCAAAGGAGAACCAACATGGAACTATCGTTAATTAGAAGTTTAATGGACAAGACATTCTATGATGAACATAGAGGTGCTAAGTGTCCTGACAGATTGTTTAGTAAAGATGTAAGAAAAATAAAACAATCTATTGACAAAGCAATGCTAACATATGAGAGAACAGTAACACCTGACGAGATTGAAGCCTTGTTTATATCAAGCAATCCATCAATGACTACTGCACAGAAACAAGCCTACTTAGATTTATTTAGTAGAGTTAAAAAGGAGAAGCCACTTGGACAAGACGTTGCACAAGAAGTATTGTCTAAACTATTTCAGCAAGTTGTTGGCGAAGACATTGCTAATATTGGCTTTGATTATGTCAATGGTAATCAATCCTCTCTTGAACCCATTAGAAATATTCTTGAACTATATGGAGATGATTTTACACCTAACCTTAACATAGAATGGGATGATATGAGTTTGGAAACTTTGATAGCAAAAAATAGTTTGGAAGCCAAGTGGACATTTAACATACCTGCATTGACTAGAAAGGTAGAGGGAGTTTCTGCAGGGCATTTGATTGAGGTAGGAGCTAGACCAAATACAGGCAAGACATCTTTCCATGCATCATTAGTTGCTAGTACAGGTGGCTTTGCCCATCAAGGTGCTAAGTGTGTTGTGTTATGTAACGAAGAATCAGCACATAGAGTTGGTGCTAGGTATCTTACATCAGCAACAGGAATGACAATGCATGACATAAAAAAGAATCCTGATAAAGCAAGAGATAAATATGAAGCAGTCAAGAAAAATATATTTATCAAAGATGCATCTAATCGTGACATGGCATGGGTTGAGAGTGTGTGTAAATCTTACAAGCCTGACATAGTGGTGTTAGACATGGGAGATAAGTTTGCTAGGACAGGTGGCTTTGCTAGACCTGATGAAGCTCTAAAAGCTAATGCTATCCATGCTAGACAGATAGCCAAGATGCATGAGTGTGCAATCTTCTATATGTCACAACTGTCAGCAGAAGCAGAGGGCAAGATATATTTGAATCAGGCTATGATGGAAGGCAGTAGAACAGGTAAGGCAGCCGAAGCAGATTTGATGCTTTTGATAGCCAAAGATACAGTAAAGAATCCTGACGAAACAGAGGAAGGTCCTAGAAGGCATTTGAATGTTGTGAAGAATAAACTATCAGGTTGGCATGGTGTTGAACATTGTGACCTAGATTATTTAACTGCGAGGTATGTGTGAAACTAACACTTGATGTAGAAAATACAGTAACCAAGAGAGATGGCAAGATGCACCTTGACCCATTTGAAGCTGACAATAAGTTAGTCATGGTGGGTTGTCTTGAAGATAATGGCACAAGACATTTGTTTAACATGGATGGCGAAGAGAATAACTTTGATGCTATACAAGCCTTGCTAGACAGGGCAACTATACTTATAGGACACAACTTTGTTTATGACCTGATGTGGTTGTGGGAGTCAGGATTTAAGTATGATGGTGCAATATTTTGTACAATGTTGACAGAGTATGTGTTGCAAAGAGGTGTTAAAGAACCTTTGCATTTAAAAGATTGTGCAAACAGATATGACTTGCCTACAAAAAAGCAAGACACATTGAAAGATTATTTTGCAAAAGGATATGCAACTGATGAAATACCAAGAGATGAATTAACAGAATACTTGATAGCAGATTTGGAAGCAACACAACAACTCAGTCAAAGACAATACATGAGATTAAATAGTTTGGAAGATGCAGGTTTGATGGAAACTGTTATACTAACAAACAAGGTTGCAGTGGCATTGGCTAAGATATATAAGAGAGGCTTCAAGGTTGATGTTGATACATTACAAAAAGTTAAGACTGAATTTGAAAACGAAAAGATTGATATTGAGAACAGGTTGAAAGAACAAGTTATACAACTAATGGGAGATACACCTATTAATTTAAGTAGTCCTGAACAAATGTCTTGGGTTATCTATAGCAGAAAGCCAAAAGACAAGGCTATGTGGGCAAATTCTTTTACACCATATATGCCTGACAAAGATTTTAAGAAAACAGTTAAAGATAATTCAGACATAGTGTACAAGACAAAGGCAGAAAGATGTCAAACTTGTCTTGGTACAGGTAAAATAAGAAAGGTTAGAAAGAATGGCATACCCTATGCTAATACTAATAATTGTGCTGATTGCAACTCTAATGGATATCACTTCCAACATACCTCTACCATAGCAGGATTAAAATTTACACCACCTAATGCAAAATGGGTAAGTGCAAATGGATTTACTGTCAATAAAACTAATTTAGTTATACTACAGAACATAGCTAAGAGTAAAAATCTTACAAACGCACAAAACTTTTTAGAAGATTTACAAAGACTATCAGCATTAGAAACATATTTATCTTCTTTTGTTGAGGGAATAACAACACACCTAAAATCTGATGGCAAGTTACACGTCAGATTGCTACAACACAGAACTGCAACAGGCAGATTTAGTGGTGCTGACCCTAATATGCAGAATATGCCTAGAGGTGGCACATTTCCTGTCAAGAAAGTGTTTGTATCTCGTTGGGATGGTGGACAAATATTAGAAGCTGACTTTGCTCAGTTAGAGTTTAGAGTATCAGCATTCTTATCACAAGATAAAACTGCAATGAGGGAGATAGAAGATGGATTTGATGTGCATAGTTATACTGCTAGTGTTATTAGTGATGCAGGGGAGAAAATATCTCGCCAAGAAGCGAAAGCACACACGTTTGCACCCTTGTACGGAGCAACAGGATTTGGAAGAACGACTGCTCAAGCTACATATTATAAACAGTTCAATGAAAAGTACAAAGGAATCGCATTATGGCATTCCAAATTGGCTAAAGAGGCTATAGCCACAGGTAAAATAGCAACACCATCAGGCAGGGAGTTTTCGTTTCCTGATGTAAGGAAAAATGCATATGGCAAGGTATCTCATTTTACACAGATAAAAAACTATCCTGTGCAAAGTTTTGCTACTGCTGATATTGTGCCTTTAATATTGCTAGAGATAGATAAGCAGTTATATAACTTAGAGTCTTGTATCGTTAATACTGTGCATGATTCAATAGTTATTGATGTTCATCCAAATGAAACAGACAGAGTACTATTTATTATCAAGAGCATAAATGAGATTATAACAGATTTAGTCAGTCAACACTTTAAGATTGATTTTAATGTGCCATTGTTATTAGAAGCTAAAATAGGTAATAATTGGCTTGACACAAAAGATGTTTTGTGATATAACAATAAAACTTTAGAGGAGAAAAACTAGATGGTAAACGAAGTAACAACTATTGATACCAATAACTATGCAGTAATGGCTAAAGCTATGGGTATGTCAGGAGAATCATCATCATCAGATGACAAACCAAGGGCATTACCTAGATTTAGAATTAATCATACTCCTATTATTGGTTCAGACAAAGTATTAGTAAAGGGTGGTACGTATAAATTAGAAATACCTGATGATACTACAATTTATGGAACGTCAGCTACAATTAGACCTTTTATACAAAGATTTATGTACAAAAGGTTTGTAAAGAATATGTCTGCAAAGGCAGGAGAGCCTTTGGGGGTGTATCATAAAACCATAATGTCAGACAACTTGAATGTTGATTTAAAAGATAATCAGGGCAAGTTTAATTGTGGTAAGCCTACAGGTTTTATTAAAGACTTTAAGGCATTGCCTGTGGAAACACAGGATGTTATCAGGCAAATCAAAAGAGTTCGTGTTATATTTGGCACAGTAGATTTAGTTGGCTCTGTTGATGAAAGTGGTAACAAAATGGACAAGGGAACTATTCCTTTTATTTGGGAAATAGACAATAGAGATGCTTTTAAAACTATGGGAGAGCCATTTAAAAAGTTTTCTCAAGTTAAAAGATTGCCTGTAGAGCATTCTATTTCTTTAAATACTGAAGAAAGGAAACTTCCTAATGGTAATTCTTTTTACTTACCTACATACACCCTTGATTTACAAGATAAAATAGAAGTGTCTAAAGATGACCAAGATACTTTTATTAACTTTATGTCTTGGATAGATAATTATAATACTTATATATTTAATGAGTGGGATATGAAAACTAAAAAAGATATAAGTGACTCCGATAAAAATGTCGTTGATAATTTTATTGATGTCACAGAAGAAGATGTAGCTTAGTGAGAAGCAATAATCCATTTGCAGTTCACAATATAAATTATCTGTCACCTAGTAGTATAAATACTTTTGTGGCAGATAAGCCTTTGTGGATGATGCGATATCTTTTTGGTGTCAAATCCCCTAGTGGGGCAGGTGCAGTAAGAGGTATTGCAGAAGAGTATGCTTTAGCTGAAAAGTATGATAAAGGTTTTTTTGATTTCAAAGCTCTTGACACTAAGTTTGTAGCCTTGTGTTGTGAATCAGGTGTTGATTTGAATGATGGCAGAACCTTGAAAGAAAAGGATGCTCTTAAAGGCTTTGGCACTGTCCTTGACGATAACTTTAAGTATGAGAATCTTGAAACTTATCAGGAGAAAGTTGAAGTTAAAGTTGAGGACTTGCCTGTGCCTGTCATTGGATATGTTGACTTCTTGTTTAAGGACAAGATAGTTGATTTAAAGACTACAAACAGGATGCCATCTAATCCTACTGAAGCACAGAAAAGGCAGATGGCTTTGTATTCTATGGCATATCCTAAAAAAAGTGTAGACCTGTTCTTTGCTAGTTCAAAGCAACATAAGGTATTTACACTTAGTAATTTAACTAAGTATAAAAAGCAAATAAAAAATCTTGCTTTTACGATACAAAGATTCTTGTCTCTTAGTGATGACAAGCATGAGTTGGCTTCTTTTGAGTACCCTAACTTTGATAAGTGGGAATGGTCAGATGCCATGAAGAAAGAGGCTAAAAAAATATGGAGTATATAGTGGATAAAAAAATCGAGGATTTAAAATTAGAGATAGAGCAAATGGAGAAGCAGTTAGCTGAAGCCAAGAAAGCCTATCGTGAAATGAGAACAAAGGGTTTGAGAGATGCTATGGAAGCTAAGAAGTTAGCAGACGAAGCAGTAAAAGAAGAGATGAAAGCTCTCGGATATCCTGCAACTGCCACACATTTTAATTGGTATTGGAGAGACTTAACTTAGTGTTTGGCAGAGCACAACTAGAAAAGGGATACAGGGGTAGTTTAGAACATAGTATAGTAAAAGACTTAAAGAAAAGAAGAGCAAAGTTTGAATACGAAACTCTAAAAATAAGGTGGGAAGAGATAATGTATCGTTCCTACACCCCTGATTTCATTTTAAGAAACGGAATAATCATAGAAGCTAAAGGCAGGTTTCTACCTAGAGAAAGAGTTAGGGCAATAGCTATCAAAAAGCAATTCCCTGAGTTAGATATTAGATTTGTTTTTAGCAATAGCAATTCAAAAATATACAAAGGTAGTAAGACAACTCTTGCTAATTGGTGCAACGAGCATGGTTTTATGTTTAGCGACAAAACTATACCTATTAGTTGGGTAAGAGAAAAGGGTAAAAAGAAACACCCTGCAATAATAGACATTAGAGACAAAAGAAAAGATGCCAAAATTCGATGATATAAATCCTGAAGACTTTCTTATACAAGTAAAGCCTATGCTAAATCCTGCCAAAAGATGGACAGGAGAAGTTGATGTATCTGTGGTATCATCAAAAGAAAATCCCTTGAATGATGAAGATTATTATGGTGTGCTAGAGTTTTGTAGAATAATATGTGCAAGTATTCCCATGATGGAAAAGGATGCAAGTTTGAGAACAAAAGCAGTAGATTATCTAAAACAACAAGATGAAATAGAAATGAAAAAAGAAAAGCCAAAGATAATTGACAAGCACGATAATGTTATAGTAGTATCATTTGATAGGAAAGATAAATAATGTTAAGGCATATGGAGTACATGAGGATGAAAGAAAAACAAGCTATGGAACAGTCAGATAACAAAGAGTTACAGGACATGGTTAATCATCCACCACACTACAATAAAGCAGGAATAGAATGTATTGATGCAATCGAAGCTATGGCAGAAGAAGGCTTTGA